TGCAGTTGTGAGCGTAACGCTGGTAGCAGAATTCACCGACTGAACACCTAGCGTATAGGTGACCCCGCCAACCACCGCGACGATGAAGTCATTCACTTTCAGCTCTGTCGTAAAGCTCGTTCCTGAACCTGTCACGGCAGTGGAGTTATTGGTAAGTGTAATAGTGCCTGCTGGCATAGTTTTCTCCGGGCAATAAAAAACCCGGCCCAGTGGTCGGGTTTATTTGGAATGGTTTCCAGTTAATTTGATTTGGCAAAATAAATTCGAAAACCTTACTTATTCACTTCATCAGTCAATCTGTGCATGATTTATAATCAGCCCATAATCAAAAAGGATATTCAAATGAAAAAGGTAATTACTATTATTTTTGTTGCAATGTCTTTGGTAGGTTGCGTATCTAGCTCCCCTCCCCTTTGCTATAACAAGGCGGTAATTTATAAACAGAAATACGATATAGCTGTATTCAAGATGGAAGAAGGAAGGTATCTTGCGGGAAACCCTTTTTACACATGGGCAGATAAATCACAGTTTGTTGACACGTCGTCGTGTGATAAGTTACACCCCTAAAGCCTGTCGGTAGTAGCTGTCGTATGCATTTGTATAAATGAACCCAGGCGGTCCGCACGAGTAACCAGGGGGCAAGCCAGTGTTAGACGGATTATTGTAAAATGCGGATGCGTATATATCCCCGCCTGAGGCTTCCCAGTTCCCCGAAGTGTTTATTCCTGCACTGTAACAGTTATAACGGCGAGTTCCGATGTTCGGGAACGCAGGGTCACTGGGTATAGATAACACAACAGAAACGCCGGGCGTAATTGCTACGGGCTGCCCTGCATTGGTTGTTGAACCAGTCTGCATCTGCAACGGCAGGCAGTTGCTGTGCCAGACCATAACTCCATTGTTATACATGAAGAAGCCGCCCGGTGGCACATTCACCATCATCTTTGCAAAAACGTAGATTCGCGTCGGTCCCATAGCGGATCCAAAGTTAGGACGAAATTGCAGAGCCCAGTATCCGTTCTGGTTTATCTCATACCACCAGACATGATCGAAACCAGATCCAGCAGTGCTCCTGTGAAAAGCCACCATCGACATGGTGGCCGGCACATTGGTCTGCACAATCTGGTCAAAGCCGGGGGTTAAGTCTATTACCTGCACCAGGTTAAAAGGAGTGAAATTCGGTGCCAGCTTAAATACCGGCGGATTCACGGAATAATCGTTATAAACGAAGCCTGCATAATTAAGTGTTGTGGTAGCAGTGGCCGTTACAATCAATTTTGATGCTGTGTCTACCCCGCTCCATGATACCGTCTGTCCGGAAACAGATACGCCATATGTTATCTGCTGCCCCCCAGCCGAGGTGCGCCCGCCAATTATTGCCGCACTGAGGTTAAATCCGGCAAAGTTGTATGTTTTACTGCTTGTGCCGGATATCGTTGCCACGTCCGCAATGAAGTTATAAGACATGGAGTTTACGGCATCGAAAGAGGTGCCGTTAATGAATGTCTGAAATCCTCCTGCCATTATAATGCTGCTCCAAAAACAGCCGTAGGCTGGTTGTTTGTGTTGTACCAGACCATGCGCGCGCCATTTAAAACAAACCTCCCCTGCCCAGGAACTGAGCCGTTGAATTCAAATGACCCATCCGCTTTCATAATTGTCCCCGTCTGGCCTGCTATGTAGTTTGATGAATACCATGAACCGATTTTTGCCAGCGTGAATGATGCATAGTTGATAAATGCATCCCTCATAAATACCTGACCATTAACAGCCGTGAACGCCAGCTGATAGGTGCCGTTTGCGGTGTTATAAATGGCGAAGTTGTCGGCGCTGAACAGCGCGTAGGACTGTACGGAGCCGTTATTACCCTCAACACCCAGCTGCATGCCGGCGACATATTTATTACCGTTGCTGTCCACCTGGACTTTTACGCCCCACTGAGCTGACAGTTTCCCGCTCAAATCTGCATAAGCGCTTGATACCTGCTGTACTGCTGCGGAGTTCTGATCGGATGTTGCCTGCAATTGCTCAAACTTCTCGGCATATGCATGGTCACTGTCCGCGACGGTTTGCCTGACGGTGATGATGTCTGCGCGGTTACGCCCATAAGATTCGAACTGATGATCAACCGAGGCGTCGAGGTTCAGGGCATTCTGCAATATCCCCTCAATATTCGTGTCGATGTTTGACGTCAGGCGCTCAAAAGCTTCTGATTTCCTGACAGCTTCGTCGATATAGTCGAGCATACCCGGTATATCTGCTGAAGCCTGTCCGGACGCCTGAACAAAAGCCGACACCCCAAACGCATTTTTAGTGCGCACATACATGTAGTAGGTTTTATCAGCCTTGAGCCCGTGCAGAGTCCACTGTGAAGCACGCCCCAGAAACTGCGCCTCATTCTCAACATTGCCGATGCTGGTTGCCGGGACTTCTCCGGTAAACCAGAATTCGAAGGTCGTGTCAGTTGTCGCGCTGACACTCATTACAGGTACGATGTCTGCCGAAAAGATACCGGGATTCCATTGTACAAAGGTCGGTGCCGCCGGCGCGCCGATAACCAGGCTGACCTGCGTTTCCGCTCCCTTCATGCCGTTTTCATTGCGGCCGCGCACGCCCAGCGTGTAATTCCCCGCATCTAGCCCGTAAAAATCATATCGGAACTGCTCTGTTTCGTACTGCGCTACCACCCTGCCATCAGTGGTGTAAACGTAGAGCTCGAACACGATTTTCTTCGTGAGCGTTGCCGTCTCCCATGTTGCTGTTACCTGGACGGTTTCACTGTTCGTATTGATGATCCGCAAATTTTCGATATTCGGAACTCGATACCCGTTCAGCGTATCGTTAGGCATTTCGAATACGGCACCATCGTCAACCACTGCCTGCTTGTTCGGGTCATGAAGCGTAGCCGTGATGCTGTACACCGAGTTGTTGTCATCCTCGGAGATGCCCATGATGCGGAACAGCCGAGGTGCAACTTCCCCCGTAGAGATGACAAACACCGTCCCATCTTTTATCCATGCAGGCGCAGATTTCAGCGTGATGATACGTCCCGCGACGCTGGCAATGGCGTGCTTAGTAAACTTCCCGTCAGCCCCCATCAGAGACATGGTATCGCCAGAGCCAGCCAGCTCAGAAACGTCTGCGTCTACCGTAATGGACGCGCCCGCATGGGAGATGATCCGGCCACCGAGGCGCGTTGCTGCATAGTTGTTATCGAGAACTTCGACAACATCGCCGGGGATGAAGCGTATAGCTTCGCGCGCCATCTTGAACGTGGTTTTCTTGGTTTCGCGCTTGGCCGTCTCTATCAGCCACTTCCCTGTACGAAACGCCTGGCCACGCGACGTACAGCCAAATGCCTCCATGGTAGTTTCGTTATAGCCGTAGCGATCAATGAGCGCATCGTCGGAGACGTACTCTTTCACTTGTGACCAGCCGTTATTCGGGTCGGTCCAGGATACGATGACAGCGTTGTAACGTTCTGAGCGCTTCATCGAGCTGTAGGTGAACAGGCCGTCTACGACGTTTGCATTGGTGATCGAGGCAATGGGGTCTTGCGGATTATCCAGCATCACAAAAAAGCGCATGCCGTCCCACAGAGCAATACCACGGAACATCCCGGCGATATCGTCAAGCAGCTCGCGCGCGCTCTTCTGCTCGGTGATGTAGGCGTTGAGCGTAAAGCGAGGCTCTTTACCGCCGTAGCCGTCATCAACCAGCTGATCGCAGAACTGCGACAGTACATACAGGCTGCCGTCATCGACGTCGATATAACCGGCGCGCTTCGCCAGACCGTAACGGTTGTTCTTGACCAGCGCCCGGAAAATCCACGCGGGGTTATTCGTCCAGGCTGACTTAAATCCGCCCAGCCAGATGCCAGTGTAGGTGCGCGCAATCGGGTCATAGTTATCCGGCACATCGACAATCAGGCCGCGCAGGTGATAGGTGCGTGTTGGCGTATCGGTGTACTGGTCACGGTCTATCACGCAGCCGGCAATGGCCGCATAGGGGTAAGAGAGGTTATTGTCAGTAATTTCCGTGTAGCTGTTCCAGATAGTCCCGTTGGTCAGTAAATCACTGGTGCTGTCTGGTGTGATGCGACGCAGGCGGATATCAAAAGGCTTCGTCTGAGGAGCATCAATAAGGTGGGCTTCAAGGTACTCACCGGATTGTTTGCCGCGGATGGTTACGGTTTTCTGTATCTGCCATGACCCGGAGCCGACGCGGGTTTCGATCACCATAGATACAGTAGTTTCGTGCTGGTTTCCTTTGGTGTCCTGCTCAACCAGTCCGGAGACGCCGATGTTCATACGCACGCGATCAACATCAGTATCTGTCACGGTGCGAACAAGAGGCGTTGACTGCGTTACAGCAGTATTAACGACCGTTGTGGCTTCAACCGTATTGAATCCATTAATTGGCGACTGTGATGCCGTTCCGGGGCGCCAGGCAACGCTCACCCCATTAATCGTTATCCCGCCTGCAGCATCAGTTACAGGCGTGTCGTTCAGCATGAAAGAGGAAAGATGACTCTGGTCTACCGGACCGTAAATCGGCCCTTCTGAGATAAGGTCAAGAACGCGGAGGAACTGCTTTGATTTGAGGTTATCGTCGATTAATTTTGGAGTGCTGCCGCCACCGCCGCCTGAACTCATGCTGTCACCTTAGCTAATTGAAATGTCCCAGTCCTGATTGTTGGTAGTGTCGATACCGAGACTGATAACGTTGCTGCCTACGACCATCTCACCCAGCAGAAGTGGCACTGGTCGGCCCTGCCCGATTCGGTTTTCTGCGCTGGTAAAAGAGTTGTTTGTGATGGAGTTTGTGTCCTGATCTGCTGATGTTCTCGTCTTCATATGCGAGGTCATATAAAGCGAGTAAGCCACCGATGCGACGGTCACTGCGACCATGATCCACGTCGCGGCCACCGCAGTAATTGAGCCTTCAACAACCGGAACGAAAAGCACCCTGGCGCCGTCTTTTAAGTGGCGGTTCATGTGAAATTCGAGGGTGTCTCCGGAAATGTCGCTGCCGCCTATGCGCATGCGCAGCCGGGTCTGGTAGAAGTCGCGCTTGAACTCTGGGCATTGCGCCAGCAGCAGCCGAAGCCCCTGCGCCGGCGTGTCGACGTTCAAATCGATCTGGCGGAAATGTCGTCGTAAATTCCCCGTAAATCCAAAAGTGAGCATTGTTCGTGTCTCCAGATGGAGTGAATAAGAGGAACGTGAAGCTGACGAAGTGGCTCGCGGCGGCTTAACCGACCATGCACTTCGTGATGCAGAATGGTGTTTTCACCCAGCCAGATCATCGCGTGACACGGGTCGCACTCAGGAAAAGCGCGCCTGATGATTACGTCACCGGGCTGGATGGCCTCAAAGCCGACTTCACTGAAGCCGTTGGCCGCCATGTTTTTCAGGTAAAGGTTTTCGCCGCGGACCCACCAGCCGTTGCTTCGCTCGAAGTCAGGCAGATCGATGCCGCAGAGATGATAGGCGTCGCGAAAAAGCGTGTAGCAGTCCGTCACGCCGTGCTCGAAGCGTCGGCCCAGCAGGTGCGGCACCGGACGGAATTTGCGAAGGCGGCCGTCGCTGGCTAACCACCAGTCGATGCCGGTAGCCAGCTGCGCGCTGCGATCGGCAGCAGAAAGAATCAGTTTCGGATCAGGATGAGAATGAAAAACGGCGGTGATTTCTCCCGCCGCTTCTGCTTCAAGCCAGTCCGCATCGTCAATTCTGAAGTTACGCGCCGGATCAGGATGCGCATTGCGGCATCGCCACAGCTGCTGACCGTCAATAATCAGACCGCAGACCTCATCGCCGGACGAAGCGGCGTAAGCCAGGCATTCACTTTCAATCATCATGACACCTTTGCTGATCCGGGGTAGCCGCCGTAGGGCTTTGCACTCGGTTTCGGATACCGAAACTCGCAGCCGCTAAGGTGCTTTGAGCATTTGTCTTTCGACATATCGGAGGTTGGATTGTCTTTCTCGTCAGCCACAGCCGGACCGGAATAGCCGCAACCATCACTGCGATAAACCCACTGACACACGTCTGCGAGGATAGTGCGGGCCGGGATGATCGCATTGTCGCAGTCGACCGGCGTCGCCAGGTTGTAAGTCACCGTTTCGAAGGTCTCTTCAGCCATCTCCTCAATGACGTAGCGCGAAACAGCCTCCATGGTCGGATCGGCATTGGCGTTCCCGTTCGGGAAGTTCACCGCGTCGAGATGCTTCACAAGCACCTGCCGACGGGTCACCACGGCACCCAGCGCATCGTCGAAATCGTGGTTGATGCCGGTAATCAAACCTGTGATGTTCGCTACCTTCATCGTCGGGCGTGAATATGTGCCTTCTGACTTGGTTTCAAAACCTTCGACGGCGATCGGATAGGCTGAGTAAGCCCGTCCCTGCCATATCACATCGTTGTAATAACCGTTTGTTCCAGCGTGAAAGCGGATAACGTCACCGCCAAACGACTGCAGGTCTACCTCAAACAGGTCGAGCATAGCGCCAACCCCGGCATCAACGCTCTCGATAATGAGTTCTGCTGGTATGTCTCTCATATTGCGCCCATAAAAAACGCCGCCAAGTGGCAGCCATTGGATGATTACTGATCGAATATCAGGATGTTGCTGATTTACAGATAAGGATATGTTGAGTATTCAGCCCGCCCATGTTTGGGGCATGGGCGCACACAGCAATGAGGGATGGCTGATTACCTCTGGAAAGGATTAACATGTCTAACGAACAACGCATTGAAAGTTTCGAGGCGCGAATTCAAGAACTTCAAAAAGAATTAGCAGTGCAGAAACAGAAGCTGCTAACTCATGAGATCATGACCGGACTTTTATTTACGGAAGTCATTCGGGTAGTGAATAGGATATCACCAAACCAGAATGCCGCAGCTGTCTTACTGGATGCCTTTCAAGCTGGCCAAGCAAAAATTCCTGATAGCGCAGCCAAAAATGACCCACACACTAAGGATGCCTTTACAAGCGCGATAAATGCAGTGAATCGTGCAATGAAGTAGTGGCGATGTCGAGTAAGCGATCTCTTTCCTTATCGTAATTGACGCCTACTCGCACCTCATAGGTAGCGGTCATAGCTTTGGCCGCTTCTTGATCCAACTTGTACAAAGCACCACCCGGCCGACGTGCGTTCTTAATCGTCTCAGCCGCAACATCCCGCATCATCTTAGCCAACTCCTCCGCTGTTGCACTAGGCAACGTTAGACTTGCCACTTTCTTCTCTAATTCTTCGATTCGCTGTTCTAAGGTCATATTTCTCTCCAGTATTATCTCGGTACTTGTTCGAAAGTTGCGGTTAACTGATCAACACTTCCCGTTTTCTGCAGCGACCAGGATCGGCAAACGAATAGCTTCTGCACGCCCGTATCTGAAGGAGTCCAGTAAAACGACTCGACGGCCATTCTCGCTTTCAGAAATGCTTCTGCGGCTTTTGCCACGTTAGGCCGGGAACACTTTGCATCGTCATACCCGACAAACGTCAGCGAGTAGCTGTCCATCAGCGGGTTTATGCCTTTGGTCTGGCGTTGCTCAAAGCCATCGCCAAGCTTCACCACCGCTACATTTGGCGCACGCGAAGCCATGAAGCCCTTTTGTGGGCTCCAGATGAAAGTTTCTGGCATGGGATTTCCTGTTATTTGCGAGGGCCGAGGATTCCACCCGGTCGCGTCTGATCTTTCATCTGATAGAGCGCAACCTGTTTCATCATGCTGGCCATTTTCTGCATGGTGGCGTCATCAATGCCGTTAGTGGTCTGGATGTTGAACGCCACATTAAACACCGTGCCGCCGCCGTCACTGCCTGATCCGCCCAAATCGCTATTGCTGATAACCTTGCCGCTATCGCCGGGGATCATGTACTGACTGCCATTACTGGCTTTAAAGATTTCTGGCTTACCACCCTCACCTACCCGGTACATGCTGTTGGCGTTAACTGGGCCGCCATGCTCACGCCTGCCGCCGTATGATGCTCCGCCTATAGCAGAAACGACTTGCCCACCAGCAGCGGCAACTTGTGCCATGTTTGCCAGATTCCACGGGAACGGGCCAGACGCCATCGCATTTGATATGGCTAGCTGAAGGTTTAATCCTGCCTGAGCTACAGCAAAACCTTTACTGACAGCGAACAACGCCTTATATGCATTGCTATTTTCGCCTGCTGACTTAGCTACAATATTTGCAAGGCCGCTGAATCCATCGCTGATTCCACCAAGTAGCATGTTCATGCTGTCATACTGGCGCTGAGTTTCATCTTTCGTGATCTGCGCCCTGTCTAAAGCAGCTTTCCTTGCGATTGCCGTTTTCGCGTCTTCATACTGTTGGGCTGTAACTGCGCCAATCTGCTGGTATTTATTAAGAGCATCTAATTTCCGCTGCTCTTCTGCTTCAATTTGAGCTTTAGGGTCTGTGACCTCGCCTGTGTAAGGGTCTCGCGCAGTATTGGCGGCTGCCACTTCTTGGTTAACGAAGCGGGTAGCCTGCTCCGCCTGCTGCTTCGCCTTAAACGCATTGGCCTGGTCCCAAATCTTGGCGGCATAGTCTCCTGCCTGCTTTATTTGATCGACAGTAGCGCTTTTGCTTAGTGACTGTTGAGCCTGAAGGATCGCATTTGAGCGTGAAAGCTCTTGGGTAGAATCCGCTACTTGCTCTGATTTTTGGCGAAGTATTTCAAGTTTCTGGGCATCTGATTCAGCTTGAGACGCCGCTTTCTTTCCTTCAGCTGTCGATGTTTTGCGGGCATTGGTATTCTTTTCCGTGGCTGCATACTCTTCCTGCAGCGCTTTCAGGCGTTTACTGTCAGTTATGCCGGCATCTTCAGCATCATATTGAGCTTGCAGTCTGGCCTTGGCCTGACCTTCAAGTTTCGATAGCTCCAAGCGTCGCTGAGACTTCTTCTCCAGATCCTTGGCTTCTTTGCTATCAGCTGTCGATTTTGGGATAACAATTTTCGACTGACTTTCAAGTTCCTTTGTGGAGGCTGCGCGAATGCTTCTGATTTCAGCTTCTGTGTTCTTAAGATTAAATGTCGCCTGGCCAACTCGTTGCTGGTAGACAGACTGAGTCTCCCACCACTTTTTGCCTTCCTGCACTTCGCTTGTGTATTGCTTCTGAAGCTCAAGCAATTTTGGAAACCTTCCAGCGTCCCCTGCATTCTTGTTGAAATAGTTAAGGTTGTTTGAAAGCTGAGTCATTGCTCCGGCAAGAGACTTGGTCAGCCCAATTGATTCATTTAAATCTGATATTACGTTTTTGAATGCAACATCTAAGGAGTTTTTAGCTCTTTCGACACTTGAGGGCATCTTGTCGAATTCTTCACTCACCTTGCCAGCTTGAGACCTTATTGCATTCAGTGCATCCTCTGCCGTTAACTTACCTTCAAGCATCCTCTTGCGTAAATCGCCTACTGATATACTCAAACCGGCAGCCATCCGTCGCGCTAATTCCGGCATTTGCTCAATTATCGAGTTAAATTCCTCGGCCCTGATAATTCCGCCATCAAGTGACTGGCCAAACTGACGAAGAGCTAAACTCATTTCTTCACTAGAAGACCCACCTACTGTTCCTATTTTTTGGAGAGTTTCAGTGAGAGCAAGAATCTGGGAGTTTGATACACCAGCAGATTTAAGAGATTGAGTTAATTTTTCCCAAAGCCTTTCCGTATCATCAAGGCTGCTACCCGTTTGAGCTGCGATAGCGCTCAATGAGGCCATTGTATTCTTCGCAACCTCAACTGAAGGCGAAAGCCTCTCTACCCTTGACTGAAGAATCGACATCTGATCCGCTATGGATATGATACGTCCGGCGGCTTGAAGCGTGAAGGCACCAGCGATAGCGAGGCCCACCCTGCTCATCATCATCTCCATCCTTCCGGACGAAGCTGTTGCTTTTTCTGTTGACGATGAAGCGGCGTCCTGCGCACTTCTCAGGTCGTAAAGCTGCCCTGCTAATGATGCGATTTCTTTTCTTTGTGAGGCAGTCGCCTGAGACCCAGCTTGAAGTTCAGCCGCCAAAATAACTGCTGCCCTTGCGCCGTTTTGCTGTTTCTCCTCGAGTATTGCAACTTGGTTTCCAAGTGACTCCATAACCTTAGAAGCTTGGCTGGCGTCATTGGCAGAGCGCGCGACAGCTTTTCCGGTTTTCTGCACGGAACGCTCAAGGCCACCCATACTGTTTGAAGCCTTGTCTGCACCTTGCCCATGGAGTCCAGAGCCGCTTTGACTTGCGTTGAACCTTGCAGCAATGGAGCAATGTCAGCGCCAACATCGTAGTAAATTTCTCCAACCTTCTCTGACATTACGATCTCCGGGCAATAAAAAACCCGCCGAAGCGGGTTGATGTTTTTGTGGGTTAAATCTAACTACAGGCCTCATTACCGACATAATCAGCAATTGAGCCATCAACTATTGGTGAAAGGTGATCGTCAGGCTTGGATGAGCGCATCTCCGCTAGGTTCTCGCCTGAACCTAAATACATCACCTTTTTAGCTCTGCAATCGTAGGCGCGCTGCGAATATGTTGTACCTGATTTTCCATCTCGCTTAGTGATGATTGTAGTGAGATTCCCTTTACTTCCTATCTCCAGTACGGTGTAGTTCGCATTGGGATCTGACGGAACGTGCAACTTGTAAGGCGGCTTGCTAGCTGCTGCAGTGACTGCAACAACAGCCACTGCTCCCAAAATCAGTTTCTTCATTCCCTTATCCATTGTTATGCAAAAAGTGACGGCCATTAAATTCTGATAGATTAACCTCTCCGCCGCGCCAACCCTCAGACATCATCTTATTTGTTAGCGCCTTCTCTCTTTCTGGTTGCTTATAACGCCTGAGCAAGACACCGAGCTGGTCGTAACCTATATGTGATGGCCTGTAGAATTTTTTGGGGTAAGGATATTGACCTATGATCTGCTCATACTCGTAAATTTTATAGTGAGCTTTGGCTATCATGGCGTCCATTGCAATATCGGAAATGCTGATCAGGTATTCGCATGCGCTTACTGCGATCAGGAGGTGATTACCATGATTTCGAAGTCGGTAGTGTTTTCTAACTGCTTCCGTCAACTGACAGTGTAAATCAACCACTTCAAGAAAGTTTTTCTTGAACACCCAATCACGGAACCATGCAACTTTCTGCGGCGCCAATCCCTGCAGCATCATATCCCTATCCCCAAAAGTAACAGTAGGACAAATCCTAGCCAGGATGAGATGCAATGGGAAGCAATACAACTATTTGATAGCCGCGGTCTCTTTGGTGTTCCTTTCGTGCTCATTGCGCAAGAAGGTCACAACGCCAATTCTTGGGTTGATGTCTTTAGTGCAGGTTTTGAGATAACTTGATATGTGTTCAAACTCTCCTCCTCTGATGGTGTTGAGGTCACGATCTAAAAGTGACATGACGCTGTTAGAAGCATCCTCTTGGCAATTCACCATCTGCTTTAGAAACATTCCTTCCTTTAGTTGCAGACCAGACATAGTTAGCGGAATGCCAAAAATCATGCTCACTGCGACTAGGACTAATTTTGCTTTGCTGACCATCACTCACTCCTTTCTTAGACTGACACTGATTTCGATATCGTCAAAAAAGAAATGAGCTTCATCGTTATTACAATCATTTACGGTATTGCAAAGGCTATAACCAAGAAACCCGCCGGAGCGGGTTAGCCTAACTTTCGCTCATGAGCGTCGTAATACATACGCGTCTCATCGGGCATCCCTTCCTTCAAGCAATCAGGGTTTTTACATTGGTAATGCCTGCTCATCTCTGAAGCTCCGCAGCGCTGCCCCATGCAATAATCCTTATCACATAAACAGCGGACAGTGCCGCTTAGCGATACCGCACTGCTACATTCTGGACAACATTCCATCTCTAATCTCCGGCTCAAGTACGAAGCTCATCATGCTAAGCGAAGGCTTGATATTGAAGAAGCACAATCTGATGGTATTTTTGCTCTTCCTATGAGCTCAGCCATAAGCACTGATCATCTATCAGGGTGTTAGAAAATCATTCTGTAGGTTAAGATTCGATTCACTGGAAACCTAGCCAACAAGTATTTTATAAATCGTTGAATACAAAGGATTTAAAATGAGCGTTGTTGCAAAAAAAGAAATCTCACTCTCCAAAGATTATTCTGACAGCCTAGCTGACTCTTATGTGGTTAGTGATTTTAGTGTAAGCGGTCAAGATTACGCCCGGATTAGCTTCATGCGGCATTTACATATTCCTAAGGAGTTACCACAAGGCAATAGCACAGAAGTAAAAATGGAATTTTATGCAGAAGCACTTCAATCTGTTTCATTGCCATTTCATGTCGCTGTAGAAATGGCAACATTGATACTTAGTTCTGCACAAGCCAAGAGCTCTATTAGCGAATAACAAAAAATGACCATTGCTGAATCAGCGCCCAGTCTTGCATCGTCTAGTGGCAGTGCTTACTCAAATGTAATCGGTTTGGATACCGCGAGAATGGGCAGATTTCCGGGCCGTTCTTTCGTTACCCACAATGCTAACAATTTAAGCGCTAAGGCCGATGCTCATGTAAGATCATCTTTGACAGCATCGTCAGGAGTGGTTATGCCCGACGTGCACAGTAAAGATTTTGAGGAATTTTCTATGACCATCACTCGCGAGGAACTCGATGCTAAGCTAAATCTCAATAAGGCAGAAATTTCCGCTTTAACAGCAGAGATGCGCAGAGAAATGGCCGAGTGGAGAGAGCAACAAAATACGCAAATGGCTCAACTTTCCTCTGCCATATCATCTCTTTCCTCAAAAATTGACGGGAAAATTGACAGCATTGATGGTGTAGTAAAATCTTTCGATGGGAAAGTCGAAGGTATACAGGGTCAGATCACAGGCATGAATACCGCGATATCTGGTATTCAGTCTGGAATATCTACTAGGATGGCAATCTTTGGTGTAATCATCGCTGTAGTTGTTGCGATACCAGGTTTGATCTCGGCGCTTAAAGACTCACCGCAGCCTGCACAACAACCCGCACAGCAGCCAGTGTTTATTCAGGTACCATCTCAACTGACTGCACCTGCACCTGCACCTGCACCTGCACCTGCACCTCAGCAGAAAAACACCAACTAACCCGAATTCGTTCGGGTTCTTTTATTTATTTGCCATCCTCCTTGCCTTCCGCGCCAGATAGTCATCAGCAACTGCGTCATACTCTTCTTTGGTAAAGCCCTTCTGCTCCGGGAACTTCGTCGCCAACAGCATCTGAAACTCTGTCATCGTCAGCTGCTCGGCCTCTTCGCGGCTCAAGCTGAGATGTATTCGGGCAGCACTGATGTACTCAAAGGCGTTGAACTCAGATGAAGTGCTGGCCCCTTCATGCTTTTGCAACCGCCTTACTTTTGCCTTCCCGATGATTCCATGCTGAATCAAAGACTGTGCGATCAGAACCATGTTACTTACCGGCATTGCGCCTTTACGGTACACAAACATCCATTTTCCAGACTTCCCCGGGCGTAGCTCTCCGACCAGTTCTGTGATGTCTTCATCACAGCAAGCTGACAGCACATTCATCGCTGAGTAGACCACATTCTTATTGAACTGTGGCCGGGCAATGTAACTCATCAGCCACTGAGGAACGCCCCCGTACGCTGCAACCGAGCGCTTAACTAACGAGGTGTATTCATCGTTGTGCAGGTCATAAAAAGCCTGAACAATCGCATCAGGATCACCAATTCGCATCATGTTTGTGAATGATGGCCGGAAAAAGTAGTCACGTTCACCCAGCGATATCAGGCACTCGCCAATTTCTTTGTAAGGGGGTCATACGCTCTCCATAAGCATTATCAGGGACAGCACGCCGCCCCTTGGAATGGTTACGAAGCGGTAACGGTAACCGCGCAGGTGCCGGTAAAGTTGCCGTCATTGGATTTGAACGTGATCGTCGCCGAGCCAGCCGCTACTGCGGTGACGAGACCTGTGCTGCTGACAGTGGCCTTCGATGAGTCTGAAGTGGTCCAGGTGCCGGTGCGATCGGTAGCGTCGGTCGGCTGAACTGCGCCGGTCAGCTGGCGAGTAGCGCCAACAGCCAGGCTTGCAGTCGCCGGGGTCACGGTCACGCCGGTAGCCGGTACGGTCTCATCGGTGTCGATAACCTGAATGGTGCTCGCATCGCCCACCTTGAACTCAGTGGTCAGAGACACGATGTCATTTGTGCCTCCGTCAGAGCTGAGCGCGGTGATGTTCATATAGCCGATGAAAGTTACCGGGCCATACTCCAGACGAACCCAGATACCAGGCTGGCGACGGTTGCTGATTTCAGTGTGGTAATACTTGATGTAGCGGCCAATACCATACTGGTCCAGCTTGTCTTTCTTACGCACTTCACCTTCAAAGCTGATGGTGAAATCCGAGTTGGTGACGATCGTCTCAACGTAGCCTTTACCATCATCAGCATCACTGGTGACGCTGTTAGGGCTGAAGTCGAAACCTTTGCTTGTGCCGGCGGCAAGCGCTTTCCACTCTGACTCTTGCGGGAGCGCATCGCTGCAGCCGTCAGCCACTTCAAGCACAACGGCGCCACCGAACAAACGTTCGTTGCTGTTCTGGCAATCTGCCATATTTCTATCCTCTTGGACGTTTAGTTAAGCGCCGAATGTGGCGACAAACTGGAGCCGATAGACCAGGCGGCCTTCGGTTGTTAGAACGGGAGCGGGAATGCCGCCGAGGTTTTCGAGGTAGCCGACGCACGCATCAGCCATGGGGTGCTGTTGCACGTAGTCAATGATGTTCTGTACCGCGGTATCAGCTGCGCCATTCGCGCCCTTAGCGCCGATAACATCGACCATCACGTAATACTCCGACCCTAGGTCCTTGCGCACAGCAGAGCCGCCATTCGGCCGAAAGACCATGAACGCATCAGAAAGGTTGCCGCTGTCGGACCAGACCAGCTGTTGAATTGTGAAGCCCTCTGTTAACCCGGCATTGGCGAAGAGGTTGCGCACCCGCGTATGCATAGGAGGTGTCACAGCGCCATCTCCTTCTTGATCGTCCTGTCGATGAGTTCGCGTGAATCTTCGAAGCCCTTGGTCAGGAACTCTTTCTGCGCCGTGGCGCGCCGGAAGTTCTGGGGAATATTCGGGTCATGCACGTAAACCGCGTAGTTGGCTGAGTAGCCCACGCGCCCGGTTAGCCGGCTCCCATTCACGCTCAGCTCACGGTACTGGCTGTTGATAAGAGTGGATGTGTCGATCGGCGTGTAAAGCGCTGCCTGAGAAGAACCGATGATCAGCGCGCTTTGCAGCGCCCTGACAGCCTTACGCCCCTGAATATCGCCAATCAGCGCGTCAAGGTTGCGCTTCGCCTGCTCAATGCCTTTAACCTTCACGCCCATGCTATGCCCCCGTAATGATCGCGAAGTCATCCGCCAGGCGGTCGAAAGTATCTTCGAAGCGCACAGCCTGCATGACCTCATCGGCGCCGGCTTTCAGCGGATTTGATTCGGAAGAGATGCCGATCAGGATGTAATCGCCGGTATCTGCGCCGGCGAACTCGGTCCAGACCGTGCTTTTTACGACACGCTCCGCTCCGATGCTTCCCAGACGCTTACTCAGTCCACCCTGATACCCGCAATCAATCACCACTGGTTCAGCAAAACCCATCGGGTCGCCCATCTCATTCTGCCCAGCCAGGCGCTTCCAGAACGTCGCTTTGCCGGTATAGGACCAGCGAGCTAACTCTGACATGGCTTACTCCTTCCAGCTCGTCACAGTAGGCTTCTCGACGGCGATGCGCGGGCAGTTAATCACCCAATCACCGCTGCTTTTCACGTATCCGGTTGTCTGCCGGCCGCAGGAGGTTTTCAGCCAGACGCGGTTAAAAGGCTTGGGCAGCCGATGCGCCACAGGAATCCATGACATCAGCAGCCTCCTACAACCATGAATAGCCCAACCTTTGCTCCTGAAAGAGGAAGCCCGGACAGGCAGCCGTTCTTATCCCAGTCGAGGATCTGCGTGTAGAGATAGTCTGTGCCAGCCGAATCATAGGTAAAA